TTCTTGCTGTGCCTGTGAGCAAGACACAAGATGGAATGATTGGGAGCATACTCTTCACTCTGATGAAAGAGACATACTGAACCTAATAGAAAACAGATTAGATGTTTATAGAAGTATTGCTGACAGTAAGCATGACATAGTTATGTGCTTTACTTCTTACCCTACATTTAGACATGAGATATTCCCTGAGTACAAGATCAACAGGATAGGTAAACGTAAACCACTTGCACTCAAGAGTGTTATCAAAGAAGTAAAAGAAAGATATGAAACTGTTGCCTATGAAAACTTAGAAGGTGATGACGTACTAGGTTTGCTTGCTACTAATGGCAGATACAAAGACCCGATAATAGTTTCAGTTGATAAAGATATGAGAACACTACCATGCAAACTTATAGCTGATGATTCGATAGAACATATCACAAACAAGAAAGCAGACAGGCATTGGTTTGAGATGTCACTAGCTGGTGATGCTGGTGACGGAATACTAGGTATCAAAGGTATGGGTATGGTTACTGCTTCAAAGACTTTAGCCAATACACCTGATACCAAAGAAGCACTATGGTCTAAGGTACAGGAGACATATACTAAGAAAGGTTATACGATTGCTGATGCTATCTTGAACGCAAGGCTTACAAGAATACTGAGAGAAGGAGATTATGATTACAATACAGGTGAAGTAAAACTTTGGAATCCATAAAAGAAAGCACCAACAACGCAGTAGCATGGGTTGTTAGTGCTTCTTTGTATATAAGCAACTGACGCTCTGGCAGTGAGGTGGTAGAACTTAATCTACTCTTTATCAGGTCTGGTTACTTAATAAACAATATAGCATAGGTTTCCATAAAGAAAACCCCAAGAGGAACCACACCCTTGAGGTTTTCTTAGCGTTGCAACAAGGTAACCACTCCTTGTTACTTTCACATTAACATATAATATAGAGATAGCTCTTTAATTTTTGTGTCTTTACCTGTAATTACTGACGAACTTATACAAGCTTTAGATGCTGTGTTTCCTAACAGACACCCAGACCTATCGCTATCAGATCGTGAAGTGTGGTATCGTGCAGGGCAAAGGTCTGTTGTTGAATATCTTATCGAACAGCAACTAAGACAAAAAGAAACTATGTTAACTAATAGAGTATTGGAGAACTAGCTATGTGTTTTGGTGGTGGTGGTAGTACTCAACCTAGAGTTGCTAAATATAAAAGTAAGAATGACCCTGTTGTAATTACAGGAGAACAAGAAGGTCTTGAAGATACAAAGAAAAAAACTGAAACAGCAGATACTTTAAAAATTAAAAAACAAAAAGAAACTAAAAACTTTTCTAACCCAACTATTGCCACAGCACAAAAGCTAACGCAAACTAAAAAGAAGACTTTAATTTAGTTCATGCTAGTATAAGGAAAAAATAATATACACCTGCCATGTGTTTAGGATCACGACCATCACCCCCACCTGCACCTGCACCCGAACCAGTTGATTCTCCTATAGAAGAAACTGCTGATGCAGTTGTTGTTGGTAAACAAACGAAGAAAAAAACTGCACAAACAAAAGTTGCTCAAGGTAGAAAAATGGGAACTAAATCATTACAAATACCATTGCTTGATGGTGGTAAAGGTGGAGATTTAAACTACCCAACTTAATATGGAATACTCGGCACAAGGCACAACCGCAGCAGGTAGGTATGAAGCACTTGTTGGAAGTAGGTCTGTCTACGATAGAGAAGCAAAAGAATCTTCAAAACTAACGATACCTAGCTTAATACCAGAACAAACTACTGGTACAAGAGCAAGAATAAAAACACCATTCCAAGCAACAGGTAGTCGTGGAGTTAATTCTTTGTCAAATAAATTATTAATGACTTTGCTTCCTCCAAGCACAGCATTTTTTAAATTAGAAATAGATGCTCTTGAAATAAGAAAGCAAGGGCAAGAACAAATGCAGAGTGAAATAGATAAAGGACTACGAACAATAGAAAATGCTTTGATGAATCAGATAGAAATATCTAATGACAGAGTTGCTATGTTTGAAGCTATCAAACATCTAGTCGTATCAGGTAATGTTTTGTTATATCTAACAGATGCAGGTCTTAAAGTATTTCCATTATCTAAGTTTGTTTGTAAGCGTGATGAGGTAGGTAATGTTTTAGAAATACTAACCAAAGAAACAATACACCCACAAGCTTTACCTGCTGCTTTCTTAGAACAGATCAAAAAGAAAGAGAACTATGACGCTAAGACCATGACAGATGATCTTGATATATATACACAGATAAAAAGAATTAATGATGATGTCTTCTGGTTTCAAGAATGTAAAGGAGAAAAGATACCAAACACAGATGGTAGATCAAGAGTAGATGTAACACCTTGGCTACCTCTTAGATTTATCAGAGTTGATGGTGAAGATTATGGTAGAGGTTATGTTGAAGAATATAGAGGAGACTTAATTAGTCTTGAGTCTTTGATGCAAGCCATAATCGAAGGTGCTGCTGCTAGTGCGAAGACGCTTTTTCTGGTCAATCCAAATGGGGTCACAAGGGCAGCGACCATAAGCAAAGCACCGAATGGTGCTGTGCGAGAAGGAACCGCAGCAGATATAAGTGTCATGCAAGTTGGGAAAAGTGCAGACTTCTCTGTTGCTTTTAGTGCCATACAAAGAATAGAAGCAAGACTTGAGTTTGCTTTCTTGATGGCAAGATCAGTACAACGTGACGCAGAAAGAGTGACAGCAGCCGAGATAAATCTTATGGCACAAGAGCTAGAGAATAGTCTTGGTGGTATCTATAGTATCTTGACCCAAGAGTTTCAATTACCATATCTCAGAAGACGTATGCACTTACTGGTAAGACAGGGTAAGGTTCCCAAGCTGCCTGATGAACTGGTCAAACCCAAGATAGTGACAGGACTTCAAGGACTTGGTAGGGGTAATGATAGAAACAAACTGATTGAATTTATAGGAACTGTAGCTCAAGCTTTAGGACCAGATGTAATGAGACAGTACGTGAATGTAGATGAAGCGGTCAAACGTCTTGCTACAAGTATCGGAATAGATACTGCTAACCTAGTAAAAACACAAGAACAAATCCAAGCAGAACAAGAAGCTGCACAACAACAGCAGCTTATTCAAAGTCTTGGACCTGCTGCTTTAGGCTCACCATTAGTTGATCCTAAAAAATTAGCTGATGCTTCACAACAATTACCAACGGAGGAACCTCAAGATGCCCAGTAAAAAGTCCAGTAGAAAAAGAGATGATGACGGAAAGTTTGTCTCTGAAAAAGCTATCGTTAGCGAACTAGGTGTTAACGAAGAAAACCCTGTACCTGAGAAGTCTGGTGATGTCACTACTAGACATGGCAGTACAATTCACTATAGTTAAAAGAAAACCACTATGACTTCATCACAAGTAAATGTTTCAGAGACACCACCAATGTCTGCTTCAGACTTGGAAAGTTTAAAAGAAGACAATGGCCTGTATGCAGGTAAATTTAAAACTGTAGAGGATTTAGCAAACAGCTACAAAGAACTTGAAGGTAAGCTTGGTGCTATAGATCAAACCAGAGAAGAACCAGAAAGCGTAACAGAAGAAGAAACAGAAGAACAAGAAACAAAAACTAATGATTCTGAATTTGATGCGGAAGAATTTTATGGAGATGGTCTTGCTTCTGTATTAGAAGAAGTTGGTATTGATCCACAAGATATATCAAATCGTTTTGCAGAGAATGATGAGATCTCTGAAGATGATTACAGCAAGCTAAGTGAAGCTGGCTTTTCAAAACAAATTGTTGATACCTATTTAGATGGTCTACGCAATGCTTCTATGGCAGGTGAAGTAGATGCACAAGGTATTAGAGATTCAGTAGGTGGAGATGAAAGCTATCAACAAATGGTTTCTTGGGCTATAGAAAATTTACCTGCTGATGATGTCAAAGCCTTTAACAAGCTAACTGATACAGGAGATGGACCTGCTATTAAGTTGGCTGTTCAAGGTATCTATTCACAATACAATAATGCTATGGGAGTTGAACCAAGTCTTTACTCAGGTAGACCTGCTGCTAGTGGACCTACACCATTTAGATCAACACAAGAAGTAGTTACTGCTATGTCTGATCCTCGTTGGGAGAAAGATGTATCTTATACAGAAAATGTAAAAGCACGTTTAGCAGGTTCTAATGTATTCGGCTAATGGCTAAACCTACAAATCCAAAACTTTACGCAAGAATAAAAGCGAAAGTAAAAGCTAGGGTAAAGAAATGGCCTAGTGCTTATGCAAGTGGACAACTTGTTAGAGAATACAAAGCTGCTGGCGGTGGCTACTCATGAAGAAACTTACTCTTAGTCAAATGAGAACTCTGAAAAAACATTCAGAGCATCATTCTAAGAAGCACATGGATATGATGAAGAAGCTAATGCGTGAAGGTTCTTCATTCAAGGCTGCACATAACAAAGCACAGAAACAAGTAGGCAAATGAGTCTTGACAGATGGTTTAAAGAAAAGTGGGTTGATGTCAAAACAGGCAAGAAATGTGGTCGAGGTACGAATGAAAAGGGTAGACCTTACCCTGCTTGCAGACCATCAAAAAGAGTTAGTAGTAAGACTCCAAAGACTACAGGTGAAATGACTAAAGCAGAAAAAACTAGATTTAAAAGAGAAAAGACAAGCTCAAAAAATATCACCTATCAACATAGAAGAAAAAGAAATAGTTTAAAGATTGCGTAATAGTGTTATATTTTAAATAGCTTACATTTTTTATGTCTAAAGGTGTATCTCTTACTAAGAAGGATAAAGACCCC